ACCTTCTTATCAGTACCAAGAGTAGAATCAGCATTAGAAGCAAAGCCACCATTAAATACTGTAGCGGCAGTTGTAGTTAATACACCTGCGACAAGGGCAGTGCCTGAAACATCAAGGTTGCCATTCAAGTCAACCGTAGTCGCAGCAATTTGAATCTCAGTGTCAGCAACAATATCTAACTGACCATCTACGCTTGAATTGATATAGATTGCCGTATCGCGGAACTGAACCTTCTGGGTCGTATCAACTTCTATATCGTTTGCGCCAGTAGTGTTACCGTTAGCAAGGATCTCGGCTAGGGTATCAACAGTTCCGACTTGACTATCGACATACGCCTTGATTGACTGCTGGGTGGCAAGTGCCGTAGCGCTGTCAGAAGACATATCGTCTTGATCTAATACACTATCCACCGTAACCGTGCTTGTACCCAAACTTAAGCTATTTGCGTGGGTAACACCTTCTACGACGTTAGTGCCGTCACAGTAGACCAGCATGGTTTTACCTACGGGTACAGCAACACCTGTACCAGCAGCGGTTTTAATTGTAATAATTTCAGCCGTGTTATTGTCTACGATATAGAGTTTTGTGTTAGTTGGGCAAGTTACTGTACCCGCGCCTGTCAATGCAGTACCCGTGTCAGTCAATTCTAGAATAGCGCAACGAGATTCTGAGGTCGTGCCATCGGCGGTAGTCAAGGTATGCGCGTTAGCTGTCCACGAATTAATTGTGGCTTTACCCGCAATAGCCTGCTCAACCATCTGCGTAATATTATCGTTTACAACATCGCCCCAAGTACCGCTCAATTCCCCCTGAACGGGAAGAGCCAGTTTAAGGATCGTAGTATATTGCGTTGTCATGTTCTTACCCTCATGCGGCTATGTCTTGCCAGTTTGGATTCTGAGCTGTATTTATATTAACCCAATTTGGATTTTGTGCATCATTAATATCTTGCCAGTTCGGATTTTGACCGGGGACTATTTGACTCCATATGTGTACAGTCCCTACTTCACCTGTGGCTTCCACACCTGTAACAAATATGTTTACCCCAAGCCCTACAATTACATCGCCAATAGCGCCAGTAGCTTGAACACCGGTAACCGGAACTCGAATAATTAGGTCTACCGTTACTGTACCAAGAGCTGTAGTCCCTTGAACACCAGTTAGGGCTACGTTTGCATCACCCCCTACCGTTACAGAACCTGTTTCTACAGTTCCAGCTACACCCGTTACGGCGACTATGGCATCAGCATTTACCGATACCGTACCTATAGCACCAGAGGCTTCTAACCCTGCTGGGGTTACATTTGCATCCCCTGATACTGCTACTGTCCCTAGAGCTGTGGTTCCTGCTACTCCTGTGACTGCAACAATAGCGTCAGCCGATACAGTTACATTACCTATAGCGCCTGTGGCTTCTAGCCCTGACGGGGTTACATTTGCATCCCCGATTACCGATACTGTACCTATATTGCCTGTGCCAGCAACTCCTGTAACAGCTACTATCGCATCGGCAGCGACGCTTACATTACCTATTGCTCCGGTTGCTTGGACACCATCAACATTGACAATGATAAGGGGGGTTCCCCACGAACCTTGCCCCCAACTAGCACGTCCCCAGCCTTCGTATGTCGTCGAAGATGGCATTAGTTATGCCTAAGCAATCCTGATAATGGCGTTAGTAGCATCCGCTGTCGGGAAAGTAATCTGGAAATCACCTGCCGTAGATGTTTTATCACCGCCAAAATCAAGCACCGCAACCGCAGGGGTAGACCCACCTGCTTGATAAATTAAAGCCCCAGCAGCGGTAATTGTTGCTGTACTCCACGTAGTCGTACCGAAGCTAAGAAACGCCGTAGTACCTGAAGTGGTAGGGTTGGTAGAGATATTCAGCGTATTTCCACCTGCCGTATACCCAGTACCCGATACTTCGCCACTCGTAGTATACGCAGTGGTAGCGGCATCCAAAGACGCGCTAGACGTATATAACGCGATCTTATAAGACTGCGCTGTGTCACTACTAAAATCCATTTCTCCGTCAAGTAATGCTTGCTTGAACGAAGTACACATTGCCTGTGTAATTGCCATGTTAAACTCCTTAAGTTACTGGAACCCGTAATTGTCCTGAACGGAATGCGTCTTCGCGCAGTTTGCCATCCCCAAGATTCTTGAGTAGGCCAAGAGCCTGTAAAAATAACCGCTCATACAGAGCTACAAGATCAGGTTCACCTTTCATAAACCGTATTGCTTCAACTAACGCACCATTCAATAATGCACTGTCAAACTCATCACCTAACCACGTAGTACCTGCGGTAACGATAGATTCAGGGTAATACCCATAATGCAGCTCTACCGAGTACCCACTATCCGGTGTTGGCCCAACAATAAACGCATCGTCGTTAAAGTAAGCGTAATGCACCGGTAAACCAGTAGAAGTGGCGTTAGGGTATGCTTCGCGTATGAAGTTAACGTCTTTGTTAATCAAGTACGAATAGTTACCACTGCCATCAATTACGGCTAACGAATACGACCATAAAAAATCAGCCGGTGTGTCTAGGTATTTATTATCTGTGGTCAACGAACCAGTAACGTTTTTACGTAACGCAGGTATCTGTACAGTATTGTAGATCTTCTGTTCCGACTGTTCAGTGAACAAAGCGAGTTGGTCATCTGTAAAAGTTGTTTCACAAATGTCCTGAATGTCTGCTTTAAGCTGCGTGTAATTCATGGTTTAAGCCATCGGCCCTCGACACATGAAACCTTTAGTCGCAGCGCCAGCACCGCGCATCTTAACACCGGACGTTTTAACGTCTTTCATGCTTGGCTTGGGGCCATAAGACTTAACACCTTTGTCTTTATGTACTTTTACTTCATCCATGCCAAAAACGTTTTTAGGGTTATACATCGTACTACTCCTATGTAATCGTTATTGTAACTGTACCTACTGATCCAGTAGCCACTAAGTCGTTAGGGGTTAGACCAAACGGATCATTTCCGCCACCTACAGGGTTCCAACCCCACTGTATATCTCTACTACTATAAACTCCTGACGTACCTAAACTTCTATCTGGTCTAGGATTTCGTATTGCCTGTGGATCACTGACCGGAAACTCACCTAGTTTAAGCTGTGGTTGATCCGGATTCCAACATTCGGGGCACGCTTTTATCTGCGTATCTCTGTCCTTAACAATTAAACTTTTTAACTCTTTCAGTTTGTACTGGAACCCACACACATCGCACATGGCGATGGCTTTCTTATCAGAAGCAAACCGCGTACCCATTGTTAGATCCTACCTGCGCGAGGTACAAACCTGATCGGGGCTTTTTCTCTGTCTTCTCCTGCCGCAAGTTCAAACTGTTCTTCGTACGCTGCTTTAAGCATAGGTACTCTTTCCATAAACTCAGGAACTTTCATAGCAATATGGTAGGCCAGACCCGCTACTAAACACGGAAAAAACCTAAAATTCATGTCGGCTGTCTCGATACCGTTACCTGCGTCTTGTACACGCCGCATACGCCAATAAATTATCTTGTAACTCTCAACATTGTCCGGGACGGGCCATACAGTTACCGAGGGGACTTGTTCCCAGTACGCTGGTATAGCGGTACCACCCACGGTATGCGTCGCTGCTGTGGTGCCCTGCTGGCCTCTAAAGCAGTTCTGTAACACGTTACCGGTAATGTAACTGTAGTTAATAATCTCGTTCTCTAACTTGATAAACCCCGCAGGAGGTAGACCAGCCACCCCACTTAGCGTGATTGTCGTATCTGTGCTGGATGCGGTAGCAGCTAACGTAATACCTGTCGGGTAAGTTTGCCCGCTGTCCCTGTGCACGACGATTTGTATAGGACGAGCCTGTGTTATTTTGTTGGGTATTGACGAGTACGTACTGATACTAATCCGACTCAATGTTAGGTCAGATTGCGTAGTCTGATTGTTCGCACCCGTCCGAATAGAGTGCTCCAGTAGGTCAATGGTGTCGTCCGGTAAAGCGTACGTAGACTGTCCTTGCACAAGATCCAGTGATCCCTGCTCGATAGTCCACATATTAATGCCACGGTTTTGCCACTCAATCGTCATCAGATTCATAGAGCGACGTGCAGTCTGTAGGTCATACCCAGACCGTAGCTCCCGCCCAGCGCGTTCCCACGCCTCTTCAGCGATGTCTGTGAACGGCATATTAAATGCTGTTGTGCCTGATGTAGCCATTATTTTTTCCAGCCGTTTCTAGCTTTTTCTTTAGCCTTCTTGGATAAATCCCCGTAGTGATACAGTTTTTTCGATGTTCTAGACATGTTTTTGCCTGTCATCAACGTACCATCAGGGTGTTTGTGCATCCCACCTTTATGTTCTGCACCATCCTTGAAGTAATGTTTTACACCTTTAGCCACTTCGTTTCTTCCTACGTAGCGGTGTTACACGCTTCGGTTTACCCGCTGGTTGACCCAGTTTCTTCTTCTGGGCTATCCGTTTGGTCTTCTCCGCTTTGGTCATTTCAGAAGACGTTTTTGGTGTCTTGGCAGATACCCGCTTTGTAGGTCTACAATACGGTGTACCACGCTTTTCACCCTTGGTTCGTCCACAGTCTTTACCGGTACGAACGTCCTTCCAGTCTTCTTTAAACCAACGTTTTAGGGCTGCACCCTTTGCGGTCTTTCTAACGGCCACTCTTATTACCCCAGTTTTTAGCGCCTTTCTTGCGGCATTTCGCAATAGCGCCTGAAGCGTAGGCGGACGGAAAGACCTTATAACGTGACTTAACCTTGTTATAACACGCGTCTTTAACCGAACCGCCTTTTTTGTAGTAACAGCGCATTAGCTATCTCATTTTGCAAGGCTTCACGCCCTTCTTTGCTATACCAGCCCCACGAACTTTGCCGCCATAAGTATACTTAGCCACATTGCCGCCTTTCTTCATGGCAGGTTTTTTCTTCTCTCTGTTTTTAGCGTTTAGATACTCACGCAAAGTTTTATATCCAGAGGCTTCCAATTCTTCTTTAGTAACGGCGGCTTTCTTCATACCGTCT